TTCTTCAATATTTCTGATTTCTCTTTCTAGTCCATTGAGCTTAACTTTGATGGCCTTATCATCGTCTGTTGGAAGCGGAATAAATGGCGCAAGACGCGGGACTTCGGCAACGGGAACCGTTGCGCCTGAAATATCTTTGATCAACATACTGCCAATTCGAGCAACGGCAGCTCGAGTTTGAATGTTTGCTTCGCTAGCAAACGGATCTCTAATTCCAGCAGGAACTCTTCCAGTTGCCGGTCCAACGGCTCCAGGGTTTGTTTCAACAAGCCTATAAGCTTCTTGAATAGAATTTAGATTGGCTTGATTCTTAACAAACTCTTCCGTTACCGCAGTCGGAATGGTTTGTCCTTTGCCTTTTAGCGCTTCTCCAGAAGGACCGGAAACCACTGCTGATGGTGCCCCTGTTTTGGAAACAAAGAACATATTTCCAGAAGCATCCGTAACAAGTTCGCGGTCGCTTTGAGCCAATCGTTGCTGACCTTGTTGAAGCTCTTGCGCACGAAGTCCAAGACCTTGCTCCTCCATAGCCAGCCGTCTGTTAGTTGATTGTTGCTGATACGCAAATTGACGCTCATTCAAATCCTGCGCGCTTAATGCTCTCAGGTTAGTCGCCACCTCTCCAGGCGTCATTTCCATATCGTAACTTCCAACTATTTTGCCAGTATTTTTGTCACGAATTAAAATTTTGTTTCCTGTCTTGATTTGCTCTTCATTTGGTTGCGGCGCAACATCAAGCACCTTAATCCCACCACGCTTGCCAACAACATAGCTAACGGGCCTTCCGCCAATCATGCCCGTGTTGGTTCCTGTTCCGTACTCTTCAGGTTTAACATTTTCACCAATGTACTTGACCGCTTCTGCATAGGGCATTTGCGACGCAATCAATCGTTGCTCTGGCGTAAGGCTTGCAAAAGGTCTTGCTGATTCAACGGCTTTTTCTTGCGCTCGAGCCGCGGTAACTGTTGGACCCATACCTTCAGCGCCCATAGCGGCAGCGCCAGCCTGGAACCGTTGCGCCTCAGTTGGCTGCGCTGTTAATGCTTGGCGTAATGCTTGTTCACGAAGTTGCTGCTGTTGCATTTGAGCCAACTGCATCTGAAACAACTGCCTTTGCAACCCCTGCTGCTGCACACTTTGCAAGCCTTCAGCTAGTGTGCCGCCGCGAGCAACCGTTGAGCCTAATTGCGCAAGCGTTAGCAAGCGCTGCCTGCGCCGCTCTTCCTCATCCATCGGCATGGCGGGCAAGCCAGGATACTGCTGCAAGCGATCAAGTCCAGTGCCAAAGCGATCAATAATGTTTGGCGCGTAACCTTGTGATGCAGCTTCAGGCGAATCAGGCAATTGTTGCCCGCCGTAACTGCCGCTGCCCGTAAAAAAGTCTAGTAGTGACGCCATGCTTATCCCCTTGTCCTGCGATCAAGTTCCTTTACAGCTTCAACTAATAGGCCGGTTACCTTTGGATAATTCACCGCCATCATGCCGTCATCGCGCATAGACACAGCATCAGGCATAACACGGCGAACGTCTTGCGCCATGACGCCGCCCGTTCGCTCGTTATCGCCTTTGTAGTTGTAGTCGTACCCCGTCAATTTGCCAAGTTGCGACAATGGCGAATCCATACGATCAACGTTTTCTTTCATCCGTTTATCAGAAAACAAATAAGCCAGTGACGCCAAAGTGCTAACGCCCTGTCCAAATTGTTGACCTGGTGACATGCGTTGTGTACTGACGTTTTGATTCTCTGCCGGGAATCCGCTTAAACCTTGTGATCTGATGTTCAGTTGTTGCAACGGATAGGCTTGTTGGCGCAAGAAATCTTGATACGCCAAATCGAGCTGCGCCTGCTGTTGCGCTTGCTCTTGTGCGCCAACGCCTTGCAATTGCTGCGCTTGCGTTTGGCGGATAGCTTGTTGCGCCGCACCCAAACCGGCTAATTGCCCTGCTTGCGCCTGGCGAGCCGCAACATCTTGTGATGCGAGTTGCGCCGCTTGACCAAACCCTTGATAAGCCAAGTTGCCAGCCGTTTGGCCTGCTGCCATGAGTGCAGCCTGATTCGTTAACCCTTCAACGATGCCCTGGCGCGATCCGCCAAAGGCGCGTGCGCGGACGGCATTGGCAGCATTTTGCTGTTGCTGCATTTGGCGTTGATTTTCAATATTTTGCACTGCCGTTCCAATGACTTGCTGTTGAAACGGATTGATGAATTGTTGAATATTTCCGGCAATGCTTGTTGGTTGCATTGCCAACGCTGTGGCGTAATCAACGGTTTGCGTTCCTGGTCCATACGCACCGGCCTGCGCTTGTTGTTGCAAACCAAGTTGCATGGCGGCGGTTGGCGCCGCCAATCTTGATCCGGCATAAGGCGTGTATTCTTGCCCTGCAATTTGTTTTGAAAACTCATAGTTTTCAAGCGCTGCCTGTTTGAATGCTGGATCAAGTTCAACGCGTGTTGTTTGACCGCCACCGCTCTTGCTCATAATTTCAACTCCTTGGACATGACAGTCCATTTCTCTTCATAACCTTCGTCCGCCAAAAACGTACGCAGCCAACCACGTCTTCCGGCAAGTGTCACACGATTGCATCCAATGGATAGCGCCCACTTTTCAAGGATCGGGCGCATTCTTGAGAGTTCTTCGAGGTTCCCGCCTGCAAGGAAATAGTGCATCCCTTTGGCTTGTGGGTAACACTGAATCTCGGTGATGACAGCGGATTGTTGACCAGGCCAAAACTGCATTTCATTGGAGTCAACAGCACGCTTTATATCCTCAATGGTATGCGTTCCGCCAGTGTAGTGCAATGCCGCTTCAATAAACGGTCGGCATCGATCCCAATGGCTTAAATCATATGCGTTCATCGAGCCGCCAATAAATTCTGACCTGCCACTAAAGGCAACTCACCTGATAACAAACCTTGCAAGTAAGGCGTTGCGCCACCCTGTTGAACATTTGACAAAATGGCGCCAGTAACTTGTGGCGATAAATTGTTTTGCATAGCCTGTGAACGCAAATCGGCCATGGTGTAACCCTGATCAAGCAACCCTTGAGCGCGTTGCGTCAACTCTTGCATTGATGGCGCACCCGTTGGCATAGCGTAAAAGTTTGGCGGTTGTTGCTGGTTCGCCATTTGAGCGATAGCCGGCGCAAGCAATCCAGCGGTTGGTGTGCCGCCATAAGATGCCGCATAAAAAGCATCCATTTGGTTCTGGATTTGTTGACCTGTCGGACCTTTGATGTTGGTAAGTAAACCCTGCTCAGGTCCATAACCGTATTGCAACTGCGATTGAGGCACAACAGCTCGGCCATACGTCATTGGCGGCAACGCCTGACGCGCTTGATACGCCGCAAAGTCAGGCGTGCTGCGCAAATATGCGGCCAAAGCATCAGTGCTTGTGAATGGCGTTGAACCGCGTTGATAAGCCAAAAAATTAGCCAACTCGGATGAGTTCGGAACGCGTCCAAAAATGCTTTTAAACGTATCAATGGCTTGTTGCTGCGTTATGTTTGTAAGCCCTTGCTGCTGTTGTGTTTGTTGTAACGCCAAATAATCAGGCGTGCCCCTTAAGTAAGCCTCAAACGCACTGCGTGATGCTAGCCTTGGATCGTTTGCCGCTATCGATGCAAAGTTTGCAAGCTGTTGTTGCGTTGGCGCTCTACCAAATAGGCTTTGGAATACAGCGCTTGCGTCAGCAAGTGAAATGTTTGCATTGAGCAAACCTGTTGTAGATTGATCCGTTACGTTTGTCGTTTGGTTGTTTGTGTTGAGCAAACCTGTTGTAGATTGATCCGTTACATTTGTCGTTTGGTTGTTTGTGTCAAGCAAGCCTGTTGTTGCTTGATTGCTTTTTTTTTCTACTGCCGCCTGCGCATAAAGCGCAGTTATATCTGTTTGAGGAACACCTGCTGCTTCTAAGTCAGCCCTTGTCACGCCTTTTGATTCAAACCAAAACCGCTTGTTAGCTGGCGTGTAAGTGCTCCAATCGGCAGGCAATAGAGACAGAATTTGTTGCGTTCTTGGCGACTGCTGTTGCGTAGTTTGCGTTTGTTGCTGCAAGTTTTGCGTTTGTTGCTGCGCAGTTTGCGTTTGTTGCTGTTGCGCGGGCTGCGATTCTAGCCTTATCCCGCCGGTTTCGGCTAAATTGTAAACCGTCCCCCCATATAAATACTTGGCAGCATCAGCCTCTTCTTGCGTGGCGTAATATGAAATGGTAGGCGAGCCTGAAATGCTTGGCACCACCACTGCAAAATTTCTTGTTCCAGACGGACCTACATAAGGGTTGATTTGCGCTAGATTTTCTGACGTTTCACGCTTAATGCCTAACCTGTCAGCAAGTGCTTGGGATGCGGCAAGTTGATCTGATGCACTCGGCCCTTTTTGCGATGCAAACGGGTCTTGCGTCCAGTCGTAAGCCGATCCTAATTTGCCTTGCTGAACATCTGAAAAGTTGATACCTAAGTTTGATCCAACACCAGCGTACAACTCACCTGGCTTGTACTTAAGACCAGCGGCATCAAGCTTTGCGCCAAGACCGCCGATTTGACTCAACCCGATACCAAACTCGCTAGCATTTTTATATAACTCCGGGGCGGTGAAAATACTTGATCGAAGTTTGTAACCCTGTGGGTTGAAATACACAAGCTTTTCAACTTGATTGCCATCAACGGCAACGCCTATGCCAAACCCTGAGTTTGGATCACGCCATACAACAGGTACTTCTTTTTCTGACTGAGCACCTTGCCCTGAAGGTCCGTACCCTTGACGAACATTTTCAAGCCAATCTGTGTATGAGAGTTGATTGCTAGCTGCCATGATTGCCTCACATTGTTGTAGCGCTCAACGCGCCAACATTTGAAACTGATAGGTAGTAACGCGTTCCGTTTGGCGACCGAATAATGATCAGTTCATCCTGACCCATTTCGATGTTGGCGTTCTTTTTGCGATTGATTGCGTCAGCCAACTCCAAGGCACGTCGAAACGATTGCTCTTCGATCTGGTCATAATCAACGCCAGGACGCGGCAGTTTCATCGCCTACTACCAGGTTTGGCGTTGAAACGCATAATGCCAACACGCCAATCGGTATTGTTGTTACCGTTAACGCGAACCTTCATCTGCCTACCCTGCAAACGCACTGACGTTGGATTGGCTAACGAATACGGACCATGCGTTGTTTCGGTGGCGGTAGGATATAAACGCGTTTTGAATGTTGCCGTTACATCGCCAAGCGTTAGGTCATCAGGTATCAGTTGATCCGCCACAAGCAAATTATCACCCATGCCAATTTGGTACGGTCCTGATTCAGCGTATGGCGTTTGCCCGTCATAGTTCCAACCGGCCTCATGTTCGTAAACATAACCATCGGATGAGCACATCAATGGCGATGTAAACACACCTTGTCCGGTTCCAACAGTACGCGCCAACGTGCCAATTGTCCAATGGTTTTCTCGGTAATTCCACACGACATAACTGTCGATTTCGTTTGACTCAGATGACGGATAAAACCAAATGATTTCTGCAAACTTTGAATTGTGAATTGCGTTGACTTTGCTGATTTGTGTGCGGTTAATGTCACGAAACACAAAGTCAGACACATCGGATTGAAGCGGTTTGACGTAACCGTCATAAAGCCAAAACCCTGATGATCCCATCCAAACGGCGAATGTGTCGGCAGCGGCAACGCTCAACACGCCCACAGCGCCACACCCTGTCCCTACTTTCTCAAACCCATAAACGTATGGCGGACCTTGGTACTGCGCTAAGTGGGCGTCCACGTCCGTCAGGATTAAAACGCCACCCCTAACGCGCCTGGCGCAAATGATCGAGCCTGGCGTTGAAAGGATAAAGTCACCCGCTTGGTTTGTTGCTGCTGGCGTCCAAACCGTGTTGTCTTCTTGGTCCGACCATTGCACTTTGCGCGGATCGCCGCCAGCGCCAAGCGCAAACAGAAAACGTTCTTCCGAAACAATCAAGCCCTTGCAACTCGTTGGCGCGTTCGTAATGGCAACGGCTTTTGTTGGCGTGGCAAAGTCTAACTGCCACTCGTAAAGCTTGCCATCGTAATCGGAACACGCCACAAGATATTGGCCCCAGTTATCCATCGACCAGGTGGTGGCTGGCAATACGCCGCTATTGCTTGCCGGAATGCGTGCAACGCCATAGGCTTGTTCGCCATAATCTTGATTGCCGTAACCCGTCGAACCTAAAGCGTCGGTGCGCCCTGTGCTAAAACTTGTTGGCGTAATGTCAGCCTGATCGCCATCGCCTTGATAGGCATAAAGTTTTGACGCGGTACCAACAGCAAGCCATATATTGGCCGAGTTATCGCGCCAGGCATACATGCCACGCGGTACACCTGATGTTTGGTTGTTTGACCATTTGCGCCATCCACCCATCGGGCGAAGCGTTCCTTCAAACCAGCGTACAAGATTGGCGTCATACCACCTACCTTGCGATTGGTATTCGGTTCCGTTTCGGTAGATTCCCGGCGGCAGTTTGATGGGGACAAGTGGCATGATTAGTTGCTCATGTAGAGGGCCATTTCATCTCGGCGGCGTTTGACCAGGCCCGGCAACTCTTTCCCGCCAGCTTTTGTCCACATTCTAAACGCAAGTGCTGCGCCCGTATAGTCACCGCGATTATGGCGCATCCTTAATGTGCTGCGCTGCAAGTTGCCTAACCCAACATTAAACGAAAAGCTGACGAGTGCATCAAGGCGAGACTGAGTAAGACCAGCAGGACATAGTCGTGATACGCCAGCCTCAAAGCGTTGTAAGTCCTTTGTAAGTATCTCGTCAATTTCCGCCATAGATAAAGTGCGATCCCATCCGTATGGAATAGGTAAATATTTGCGCTCTTCGATCTTGATGTTGATATGCGCTGGTTCAATGACATGGCCCACACCCACGGTCCAAAGCAATGCCGGGCAGCGATAAGGCCGCGCACGCACACCTTCGTGATGCTTGATCATTTGGAGGGCAAGCGGGCTTATCATTTTGCAAATGCTCGTGACCCAAAGTGAAAGGCCACAATCGCGGCCCATATTTGCTGCGTATCGTCATCCCATAGCTGATCAAGCATCAAATCGAATGGCACATTTGTTGTCCATGCGTACCAAAACCCGCCAATCTCAACGAATACAAGCAACATGAACATGCCATAGGTCAACACGGGACGCACTAACGCTCTGGCGTTTTTCACCCACTGGCTTGTTCCTTCGCCAATCGCAATGTCATGAGCGTAAAGCGCTTTCATCTCTTCGGCTTGCGTTTGCATCGCAACTTGCTCGGTGTGAATCTCTTCGATGCGTTGCTGCGCAAGCAATCCCATGGCCGCTAACTCACGCTCACGTTCATTTTGCATACGGGCAAGTTCCAGCTCGTGCGCCTTGTCCTTGGAGTCCTGCCAAAGATCAAGCAACTTAGGCACGCCCCCGGCTAAGAATGACAGGAGCGTTGACAAGAGCGTCATCATGCTATTTCAGCTTGAACGCCAAGTTGATCAGCAAAAGTATGCTGGTTCCCGCTGTAGTCATCAGAATCATCTCCAAGCGCTTTAGCCTGGCGTTTATCTGCGCATACCGCTCATCGCATACGGCTTCGTGAACCTCAATGCGCTTTAACGCCTCTGAATCACCGGATGTCATAATGCACCTTACTCAGCCTGCTGCGCTGCCAACTGCGCTGCTTCATAAGCCGCCACAACCTCTGGTGTCCACGCTGCTTGAGCAATCGCTACCACCTTCTCTGGCTGGCCTGTGAGGTCTTGCCCCGGCGTTAGGGATGAGCGGTGGTAGGTCTTAGTAAGTTCAACACCATCCTCAATAATCCTAGTGGCTTCACGGTAAAGCACTGTGCCGTTCTCAACGACAGTGATCTGGTCTACTACGGTTTCTTTGGTAATCATTTAAGTTCCTTTCGTTAATCCAATCACACTAGTCCGGCGTG